CCGGCTGGCACGACCGCTGCTCGAGTCTTAGCTTCAGATCACACCCCGATGGGCACTCTTGCGAATGCCAACGGGCGGGTCAGGCCGCGAACAACTCTTGTTGCTTCGGCGCGGGAAGTACGAATGACAGCAGCCTCGCCTCAGGCCAATCAGTCACATCGGTCCAGCCTGCATAAAGCGCCAGTCGTTCTGCAGGGTGAAGCCAGCGACCAGTGCTTTTGTCAGGGCTTATGCAGAATTTGAAACCTTGATCTTTCAGGCTCATCGTCTTGCTCTCCGTCGTATTTCCAAAACGCCCGGTCGCCCAGGCGCTTCAGTAAATCGTTAGGCGGCGCGAACCTTGCTGGCCCGGCCCCGCAGTTCTTTGCCGTCGACATCGACCACCAAGTATTCGCCGCCGCCTCGGCCATGGCCCAGGTCGACGGCTCGAACGAATTTGCCGGACTTTTCGGCGCCGCGCGGGTTGGTGTAGATCACAGCCTGGCCTTTGGTGAATCCGCTCATGAGGAGCTCCTTTCTGCTTTGGTTGATTTCCCGTCAGCCCCTCGCGAGAAGGGCTGCCAGTGAAATCTGGTTTCCGCTGGCACCGCATAGCGGGTCATTCACTCGGTTCGAGCCTTTCGCTCTAGTCAGCCGTCGAGGTGCGCCTCGCGTTGGTAGCCTTTCGGGGCTATCTGATCTCCGGTCGCCGTAGAGGCGGTGCCGTCTTTGTTCGTGTTGCGCGGATTGTTAAAGAGCGGACCGATCCGCTGAGGGCCTCGTGAGGGGCTGTTGCGTCTCGATGGGTATAAATTAGCAATCGCTAAATTAGGCGTCAATAGCAAATGCTAAATTATTTGCTCGTGACAAGGCAAAGCTCGCTCAGCGGCGAGCTAAGGTTTCAGGCGGGAGATGTGCAGGGGAGGGGGTAAGCAGGCGTCAGGTGGGAGGAACAAAAAACCCGGCGTTGGGCCGGGCGTGGTTGAGCGTGATGTGGCAGGGAAAAGCGCTTTCTTAATGGAAAAACGCGCTTTAGTCCCAGGCGCTTGCATGGGGGGTCAGTGAATAAATTTGGCTGCCGTGAAGGCAAGGCCAGCCAAAACCCCTGCCACACTAACAAATTTCCAAGTCTGATCATTGATCGACTTTTGAACGTCTGTGATGGATTTCTGAAACGACACTGCCAGGTCTTGCACGTCCTTCCCGCTAGCACGAACATAAACCGAAAGATCATCTTTCGAGGCTAGGGCCGCAAGATCGGTCTTGGTGGACATGTGAGACTCAATATTATTCAGCCGCATCTCTACGCGGATCAGCTTCTCTTTGATCTCCAAAGATGACGACTCGAGCAATTTTACTCGATCTTCCATCGAACTTCCTCCAGGGGGCTCGCCGCCGCCATTTCCTGCCGGACTCATCGGTTTGCGAACCAGAGGATGCACGTTATTACTAGGCTTAGCCATTGTCTCTCTCCGCTGATCGCAGGATCCGCATCACGTCCAGAGCATCAAATAGTCTCGTGTTCATGCAATTTGGACACGTAAGGGTGAAAAACAAGGTGCCTACACTTGGATTACGATAGTCAGGTACGAACAGAAGGCTCGGTTGATCACCGTCGGTCTTTATATCCCACTCCCCACTATAGCCACACGCTCCACAGGGCTTTTCGGCCTCTTTAGACAGAAAATAACTGTTTAACTCGTCATAGGTCAGCGCTTCCACCGCCAACACTTCAGGATTTAGCGCTTCTAGAACGCCTTCTTTAGTTTGTTCGTCGTCCATTGCGGTATACCTCACAGTACACGATGTTCAGTAAGCGTGATTTCCCGAAGTCATACTGCCTGCCCGTTCCACACGTACAGAACTCGCGCCAGGATGTGCGTGTCATCCACCCTGATCTCTTCAGGATCATGACGGTCGTTGTCCGAGATCATCTTGAAGCGTTCCTTTCCCTTCTTCTGCAGGCGCTTCACGTACAGCATCTCGTCGTGCGAGAAGAGGTAGATCCCATCGCCGGTGAACTCTCGGATCGTCACATCCACCAGCAGGGGATCGCGGTCCTTGATCGTCGGCGCCATCGACTGGCCCCAGCCGGTAATCATCTTGAGATGGAAGTGCTCTTCAAACCTGACACCAATTTCGCGGAGGTGGCTCGGGCTGACCCTGATGTCCTGGAGCATTTCGGGGTATTCGTGCGGGATCTGCCCGGCGCCCATTGCCGCGCGTACGTCGTAGTGTGCGATCCATACTTCATCGCCGACCTGGCCTGGGCGGGAGAAGTCGACCGTGACGACGTTGCTCGGCTTTTCCTCAGCAGCTGCCAGTAGGCGCTTGCGCGTTTCCGGACTGACTCCTTTGCCGGCCTTGGCAAGCATCTCCTTGACGAGGTCTGATGTTGACTTCACGGCAGTGACGGGTTCAACCGCCTGCGTGTTTGTGGTGCCCTTAGGAGATACGAGCGTTCCGGGGGCGAGACCAATCTTCTGCTCAAGCGTAGTCGCGGCCTTTTCTCCTAGATTCCTATGCCCGTTGAGAATTTGGGATAGGTACGAGGCGTCGAGGCCGTGCAAATTCGCGAAATCTTTCTGGGACGTGCCAGCCATCACGGCTTTGAGCGCATCCACCCTCAGCTTATTGGTATCCATCCAGTAATCATCGCTTCCAGTTAGCATTCCGTAAATTACGGTTTGCTATTGATTGTCGGATTAGCAGTTGCTAATCTGCGAGTAATACGGAGGTGCGCTCATGAATCTGCACGACTACATCAAGCCATTCGATAAACAGAAATTGGACAGCTTCGCTACGAGCTGCGGCACCACTGCTGGCCAGCTCAAGCAAGTTGCCTACGGCTATCGCCGCCCAGGTGCCGCTCTCGCTATCTGCATTGAGCGCGAATCTGCTCGTGCCGTCACCTGCGAAGACATGCGCCCTGATATTGATTGGGGCTACCTGCGCAGCACTGAGCCCACTAAATCCGCCGCTTAAACCACTTCATCAGCCACAAGGAGCAGCACATGTACGACGAGCCACGCCACCTGAAAGATCGGGAGATCAAATCCCGCTACGACGACGAAACCTACGAGGCCCTCAAGGCCGTAGCGCGCCTGCACAAGCTGCAGCTCGCCGTGTTCGTGCGCATGTGCGTGGAGGAGAAGCTGGAAAGCATCGTTGAGCGCGATGTTACCGCCAACCAACAAATGGGCTGAAGTCCCTGAAGGAGGCCACGTGCCTGAAAAAACCATCAGCCATGGGATCGATGCACGTCTCTACGAAAAGCTTGAACGGCTGGCCAAGGCCGAAGGCATGACGCCCGACGAACTGGCTGCGAAGCTTGGAGCAGAACGGTTCTTCGAGAAGACCAGGCCAAAGGGGGCAGGAAAGATCCGAAACCTGCCAGTAGCGAAGCGAGCGCCCGCAAGGGACTCGACAGGCCCTGAAAAGGGGGAGGGAGGGACTGATGAAGGCCCTGAATAGCTGGACCACCAAATCGCAGGCACAAAAAAGCCCGGGGGCAACCGGGCTTTTTCAACTGCATTCGATACAACACTTGTGAGCCCGATTATGCACACATCTTCATCTGATGTACAGGCCCTCAAAAAGGCCGCGCCACAAAACGGCGGTTACGAATCTGTGGCGCGCATTGTGACCATGAGCAGCACCGAGATTGCTGAGTTGACTGGCAAGCTCCACAAAAACGTCATTCGCGACATCCGCGACATGCTCGACGCACTGCAAGATGATGGCTCAGATCTGAGCCATGTGCGCGAGGAGAAGGACGCTCGCGGGTACACCGCCGAATTCCACCTTGATCGCGAGCTGACCGAGACACTGCTCACCGGCTACAGCATCCCGCTGCGCCGTAGAGTGATCCACCGCCTGCATGAGCTCGAGCAGAACGCAGCCCCTCGGGTAATCGCCACGCTCCCTGACTTCTCTAATCCGGCAGCCGCGGCGCGCGCCTGGGCGGAGCAGTTCGAACTCCAGCAGGCTGCCAACCAGGCTCTGGCCATCGCCGCACCCAAGGTGGAGTTCGTCGACAAGTATGTCAATTCGACAGGGCTCAAGGGCTTCCGCCAAACCGCCAAGCTGCTGGGGGCCAATGAGGCCCGCTTCCGTGAGTTCCTGCTCGACAAGCGAATCATGTACCGCATGGGCGGCGAGTGGCAGGCCTATCAGCCGCACATCGATTCCGGCCGCTTCGACGTCAAGACCGGTACCAGCGAAGGCGGTCATGCCTTCAATCAAACCAAATTCACCCCCAAGGGCGTCACCTGGGTGGCCGGCCTGTGGGCTCAGTACAAACTGGAGGCCCAATGATGGCAGCGCTCCCATATATGCAGTTCTACGTGGCCGACTACCTGGCCGACACCACGCACCTGACCGCTGAAGAGCACGGCGCCTATATGCTGTTGCTGTTTAGCTACTGGCAGACCGGCAAGCCGCTGCGTATTGATCGCCTCGCCACCGTCGCACGAATTCCCAACGACCGTTGGCCTTCCGTTGCCGAAACGTTGAGCGAGTTCTTCCACGTCACGGAAACGCACTGGGTTCAGTTCCGTGTTGAGGCCGATCTTGATGCAGTGAACAGCAAAGTGATTACCGCCTCGAACGCTGGGAAGGCTTCTGCACGGGCAAAGGCCCTCAAAAAACAACAGGAACTCAACGACCGTTCAACGGACGTTGCCGATCCGTTGCAACGAAACGTCAACCATATAGATACAGATACAGATACAGATACAGATAAGAACATCAAAAGCTCTTCGCCTACGGCGGACGATCTGTTCGCAAAATTCTGGAAGCTGTACCCGAACAAGAAGGGCAAGGCGGCTGCGGAGAAGGCATGGAAGAAAATCAAGGTCACTGACGACCTGTTCAACCTGATCACCCAAGGCCTGGCCAAGCAATCCACCTCCCAGGCTTGGACCAAGGACGCTGGCCAGTTCATCCCGCACCCAGCTACTTGGCTCAACGGCAAGCGCTGGGAGGACGAAGTGCCGACCAACGTCCATCCATTCCCGTCCAGCCGCCACACCGGTTTTGACCAGCGCGATTATAAAGCGGGCCTGACGGCGCGCGGGGATGGCACCTATGACTTCTAACGCACAGTCCGCCTCCATGGCCGTCAGCGGCATCGAGCGCCGGTTTGGCGTGATCGGCAAGGAGTCGGCCAAGTGCGCCACCCATGGTGAGTTCGTTTCCATCATTCGCACCGGCGCAGAACCGTCGGGATGCCCCGCATGCGCCGCAGCAGCGCAGCAGGCGAATGATCTCGCCGAACAGAGGGCGTTGCAGGCCAAAGCGACCGAAGAGCGTCTGGAGCGCAAATTGGGGGCTTCCCTGATCCCCAAGCGTTTCATGGGCAAGACCTTCGCCGAGTTCAACGCCGTCAGCCGATCGCAGCAGGTCAATCTGGCCGCCTGCATCGAGTACGCCGACCACTTCCCCCTGCACATGGCCGACGGCCGCTGCGTGGTGATGACCGGCACGCCCGGTACCGGCAAGACGCATCTGGCCGCAGCCATTGCCGCCGCCGTCATCGCCCAGCACGGTGTCACTGCCGTGTACCGCACCGTAGGCGGCCTGCTCCAGTACATCAAGGGCAGCTACGGCGCCCAGGCGGAATACACAGAGGCCCAGGCCTTCGCCAGTCTGGTCGAACCCGCTCTGCTGATCATTGACGAGGTGGGAGCCACCAAGCCTACGGAGTTCGAGCTGGCCACGCTGTTCGCGGTCATCAACGGTCGGTACGAAGAGCAGCTACCCACCATCGTGATCTCCAACATCGATGCCAAGGAGCTTGGCGCTGTGCTGGGCGATCGTAGCGTGGATCGGCTGCGCGAAGGCCGCGGCATTGGCTTGGTATTCGAAGGCGCGTCTGAGCGCAGCAAGCGGAGGGCTTCGTGATGGGCAAGGACAAGATGCGTGAGGAGTTCGAAGCGTGGGTCTTGGACAAGTGGCCTCAGACCGACCTTGGTCAATTCAACGACGGCGAATACTGCGGCTTCACATTGCAGCATTGCTGGGCGGCTTGGCAGGCCTCGCGTGCCGCTGTGGTGGTGGAACTGCCCGGTAACGTGCACCACACCGCAAACGGAATGCGACGAGGCTGCCAAGAGGCCATCGAAGCCGCTGGCCTGCGGGTGCAGCCATGACAACCTATCTCAAGCCGGAAATCTACAGTGACGCCGACTGGGAAATGGTTCAGGGCTACATGCAAGGAAGTCGCGGACTGGCTGC